GCCCCTTTGGGCTTAACCTCCTTTTCAGGAACCGCGCAATTGTGCGGCCTCAAAGATTCTCTCGAATATACCCTCAGTCCACTCTTGAATTTCTTCTTGAGAAAGACTGTCTCCACTCTTAAGTAGAGCATGGGTCTCTTCGATGGCACTCACGAGTAGGAAACTTTCGTAGTCCCTTCTCGATTTGTGTGTGTACACAGTAGATATCGGTGCGTTCTTCATCAAGTTAAAATCTGATGATCCGTTTCCTTTACCTGTATTGCTCGGATCCGCGAGACTCCCCTCTATATATCTGTTCAAGGTTTCAAGGTAATTTATTACCTTGTTACCAAGACCAATAACAAGTGGGTGATCTTCTTGGAATACCAGTTGTGACCGCGTTCTTTTGTCTATCTTCGAGACTAGATCTTCGTATTCTTTATCTTTTGATATCGAATACAACCAATCTAGCTCCTTCTTGAACCTCCTGATGGTAACCTTTTTAAAGGCTCTATCAAGTTCTGTAGAACACCATGGCCATTCGGATGTCAATCCGTCTGGGAAAAGTTCAGGGTTACCCCCTACCTCTTTTGGTGCCGAAGCGACAAGCAACATGCTAGCGTGAAGACGCTTTGGCATAATGTCTAGAATGCGTTTAACTGATTGCACTTGGAACTCTATCTTATAGATCTCAGACATAGTCTGAATCAATAGGTGAGGTGTCCTTGGCAAACCGTAAAGAGACTCTAGAGGTGCTCCAGTTACTTCTTTCCCTATGATGAAATACCGCTTTGCGGCTTCACCTGAGATCGAAGATACTGTGCTTTTGCTTGGATTAATACTAATACCAAGTCCCTTTATTGTGCTGAGATACATCTTGTATACTTCAGCATCTCCAATTGCGATATCATCACCCAAGATTATATAATCTTGAAAGTTTGCTTTTCCTGCTTTTTGAGCAGAGAAGCTTACAATTATGTGGTGAGTTAGCGTAGCTACCGCCCATGAGGAATAAAAACCCATAGGCTGCCCTACTTCATAACGCAAAGTCTTGATGCCATTTGGCGTCTTGACGGAGAAATCTCTCTGTGTAACTGTACTGAACCAAAGTTGCGCGATTTCACTATTAAAAAGTCTACCGACGATCACTCTCTGAACGCTGGCATCAAGCCGGTCAGTAAAGGCCGTGGAATCAGCGGTGCCAAGGAACAAACCTTCGGAAGTTTTCTTCCTTAGGTAGTCACTTATAGCATCCTGGCGAAAAGTCGCGTCTGATTTTATTTTAGACAATAGCTCTATAATGGCATTATGAATTGGCATCAGCGTAAGCTGTGTCCAAAAGTCCCCAACTGCAATAACTCTGGTTTTACCTGATTTATCGCTTAGAAATCTAATAGAACTATGTACTGAACCCTTGTATGCCTCGGCACTAACTCTCTCGATTTGAGATTGTATGTAACTTGACAAACTATGGGTCAATGTGTATTTGCTTAGCCTCACGATATGTGAGAGCAAACATTTATCATTGTTCAGGGCACAAGAGTCCGTATCCACAGAGATTATAGCTGGACCATTCGGTCCGGCTTTTGATCTAAGTGGGATTTCTTCTCCTCTTACGAGGTCTAGGTTCTTCAACTTGGGCGTCTCTAGGCAGTATGCTTTGAGTGCACTTGTTGTTTCAATGTTGTCGTTCCTCTTTGCAGTGATAGTTTCCGTGCTATAATCGAGTTCATCTCGTATGCATTTAACAGCTCCAAACATGGTGTTTAGGAACCGGGATTTCTCGGGACCTCCATCTAGTAGAGGTGCAAAAGGTTTAAAAACCTTCGGAACGCCATCTTTTATAACTTTATGGAATGGAAGGTCAGGCGTCGAAAGACGCATTGTCCTATTCCTAATCCAAAGCTGGTAATTTTTGAGCGTTGAAATCGTGTACTTTCTTCCGTGATTACGTTCTAGTCTTTCGACTAGTTTAACATACTCACTCACGAAATACTCGTCTTTATCCGTGGTTCTAAATACTCTAATGAATCTTTTCAGCCTGCTTTTAGCAGTTCCTGATAGGAGATTTGGAGAATTAGACTTTTGCATAAAGTTTTATTAAACTGTTATTGCTCTTGCCCGTGCTATATAAGCCACAGGTTGCCTGCAGGATACGGCCATCGTAGATGGTGTCCACACTTCCAGTGCGAACAAGTTAGCTCCTCTCGGAG